ACCCTCAGCATTAATACCTACAGAAGCAGTCAGAAGACGCTCAATATTAGCACCTTTCTCATCCAACTGAACCATACGGTCAGAAAGAGCAAGGAAATCTTTGGATGCATCAGAAGTTACAGCATCTACGAAGTTCTGATACTTATTAAAATCAACTCTTTGTGTCATGAAAACTTAAATCCCTCAAATGATTTTTTTGGTTTATTTTCTTCATAATTATACTCCTCTTCCTTTCCACTGTCAAGTATGTCATTTTGTGCCGATTGTTCCACATCATAAAGTCTCATTTTGGCACGGTCAATACCAACAACGAAACGCTTAAAGATTGTTGGGTCATTATATCTATTTTTAAGTTGCTTCACCATAATTTGTCCCAATTGTTCCAACTCTTCAGTACTAATCAAAGCAAACATAAGGTCGGCAGTAGCAGGAAGACCGAACGATTCAGAAGTATCGGTCAATTCTACATCAGAAGAACCAAAACCACTCCTAGTCGTCTGTGTCGCACTCATAATAGGAACATTAAACTCTACTGCCAAACCACGAAGTTCTTCTGCAATAGACTTAACCAAAGTATAAGAATTGATATTACTACCACTCTTAAATCGTGAAGAGGAACAGATATTCAAATAGTCAATAAAGATAATATCAGGTCGGAATGATTTCTTAAGTGCAAGTTCATTCAGAAGTGCCTTGAAGTGCCCGGAGTGTGCCGAAGCAGTAGGATATTCTTTGATTACCAAAGAACCCCGAGTCTTCTTAGCAATACCATTTACTTTATTCTCAAATGCTGAGCGTGGCAAATCAATCAGTTGTTGAATTGGAACATTAAGAAGATTCGCATCAATTCTTTCGGCAATTCTTTCTTCTGCCATTTCAAGAGTGATGTAGAGAACATTCCTATTCTGCAGTAAGGCAGAACTAGCAACATGACACATAAAGAGAGATTTTCCAACTCCAGTTCCGGCAAGAGCAATATTCAGAGTCTTATTGGGCAATCCACCTTTTGTAATCTTATTGAAATATTCTAAGTCAAATTCAATCTTATCTTCTTTACGATGATAGAACTCATATCGTTCCTCATAATTCTGAAGGTAATCGTGTCCTATATTATTATCAAAGGATACTGCCAGAGCATCAGAAAGAATACTGGGAATAGCATCCCTACCTTTTTTATCATCCTTACCATCGGCAATATGAATGGATTCCATAAGTGCCAAGTAAATAGCACGGTCACGACACCACTTTTCGGTAGTATCCAGTATCCACTGATTATCTACTGGACTATCAGTAAGTTTAGAAAGTAATTCTACAATTTCTTTATTTTCAGATTCTGTCAAATCTCTACGATTATCAATCTCAATATTGAGTGCTTCTATTGTAATTGAAGAACCATACTTAACGATGAACTCAACAATTTCCTCAAAAACTATCTTTTCTACTCTTTGCTCATAGTATTCTGGTTGAATAAATGGAATAACTTTTCTGGCATAGTCTTCATTAAATACTAAGTTTCTAAGGATTGTAAGTTCAAGTCGTTCCATTATTTTAATTAAAGATTTCGTTTATGATGCGGAACATCGAATACAAAAGTAATTCTAATGTTGTCGCCAATATTAACTGCCTTATGGGGTAGTTTATTATTGAACCAAAAGAGTGTTCCCGGTTCAATAGTTGTAGTTTCATCCCCAACAGTATACTCGTATTTTCCCTGAATGGAAAGGTGATATCTATCCTTCGTAAGATAATAAGTTCCTTCGTCAATATGAATTCCAACTTCTCCTCCAATAGGAAGAGCAAGAAAAGCACACCGACGAAGTTTCTTAAAATACTTACTCAAATAACTAATAACTTCGGTGTGCTTTTCATATGCCGGAGTTTTGATACATATTTCACTATTTCCAACATACTGGTCTTCGGTTTCGAGTCCACCAATTATAAGTTGTAGTACATCAACTGTCACAATATATTCTGTGGGGTCTAGTTGTTCAGCGTCTTCAATATCTTTTTGAGAACCCCAGTCTTCGGGATATTGCTTAAGTTGTTCTAATATTTTAGAAACATTTACATTAGTTTTTATTATACGAATGTTTTTCATTTACCATAACTAAACTCACCTTTAGCAATCACATCAAGTTTTTCCATTACTTCTGGTGTAAAATATTTTTCAGTATTTTTTAAGATTTCTTTGGCATAAAGTTTCTTACCATCAATCTCATAACGACCTGCTACATTCTTCCACATTCCACCCAATTCACCAAGTTCAAGAAGACCGTAGTAACGATCAAGACCGCGCTCATCATAATACAGACGGATTTCAACATCTTGATTCTCCTTACTTAAGCGTGATTTGTGAGTCTTTGCCCTGATAATGTTTCCAATTACTTCGGTTCCATCTTTTTCTTTTGACTTAGAAAGATAGATAATTGTAGACGCTGCATATTGCAATCCAGAACCACCAGACATTTGCTTACCACCATAAAGAGACATCGACTCGTAGGTGTGATTTGTCACGAGCATAGGAATCTTTGCCTGACCCAATTTGAGAGTCAGCATACGGAAGGCACCTTTGATAAGTTGTGCCTTCGTCATATCACGAGTATCCTTCTCTGCCAGAGCATCATTAATTTCTTTATTGGTAGAAAGCATTCCCAGAGAATCTAATACAAAGATACAAGGGTTTCTTTCATTATCCTTTTTCTTTAGGTAAATATCAACTGCCTTGAGTGTCTTGGTACGGAATTCTTCTACCGTAACTACATTGACAACCACCAGACGATTTGTGTCAACTCCCCTACTTTCCAAAAGGGATTTTGTGATTGCTGCTTCAGTATCAAAATACAGACAATATCCAGTAGGATTATTATCAAGAAAATTTTTAACGACGGCAAGACTGAAGAAAGTTTTTCCAGTAGAAGTTTCCCCTGCGATTGCAGTAATCTTGTTCCCAGAAACACCACCAAAGATGCTACCAGATACAAGAGCGTTAAAAATGTATGAACCCGTATCCACATAAGTCTCAGTTTCATCAATATCCGAAGCGAGTTGTGTATATTCTCCCCCAATCTCCTTCACTATATCTTTCAAAAAATCCACAATTCATTCCTCCTTTTGTTGTTGTTTGTCATCATAATTCATTTTATATTGCCAGAGTTTTTGATAAAGAGCAGCATCTCCACCCAATCTCATAGCACTAATAATCGTATCGAGTTCTTTTTCGTTAATTGGTAAGTTCATTAGGTAAAAAATGAATCGAGATTTGTTGTATGTTCTGTTTTCCATCCAATCGAATCCAAAATAGATTTAAGTGGATCTAAGAAGCTCTTCTCAAATTGTAGTTCATAATCAATATATTTGTCAAGTCCCAATTCCTTTGGAAATTCGGAGATAAAGGAAATGACATTCTCTTGTATGATATTGGGTTTTTTGAGATAGATAAATTTAACCTTTTCACCATTACCAATAATAGAATACTTATTTGTTAAGTTTTTTTCCTTTATATAATGATTAAACAAAAGAGACCCACGAACGTGAATTGGAGTTCCCTTAGCATAAATTCCAGAATAAGAACTATACTTACGAATATCAGATGCTGTTCTGGGAAAGGCAATTTGTTCTGGTGGAAGAGATTTAAATTCTTGGAAGCACTTATCAATAAATCTAATCACCTCATCCTCTGTACCACTCATCATAATCTTCAGACCATCCTTAATCATCTTGCGACAAGGTGCCGGAGTTGAAGATTTGACTGCCTCAATACCCATTATCTTGAGTTTGGGTTCAGAGTATCTAACTCCTTCACTATCCCAAACATTGAGAATATAACGCTTCTTCGCAGTCCAGATTCCACGATCAGCAATATTCTCCCGCTTCATTTGCATTTTCTGGTCATAAGCATTCATATACTCCGCCAGTTCTTGGTAGCAACCTTCAATATACTTTTCAAGTTCCACCTTACAGATCTTATCAAGGAACGAAACAACGCCTTCAGTAGTTTTCTCTCTTCCCTTGTATACAGTTTCAACCAGAGGACCCATATTAAGATAGATGGAGTCAGTATCAGAAGCAATAACATAATCAAAGTCCTCAGTTTTAAGAAGTTTATTGAGA